GCAATCCATCATCGGTAGTGACGACAGGTTTGGTCACCTCATCCGTGACAACCAACAGTATGTGCAGCAAGTTGACCTGTTCAAGATTATGCACTTCGACAATCCCGCAAGGGCTACATCGTTGAAGGCGCTTGAGTTCAACATGAAAGCTGACAGCATCGTTGACCTGCCATACGATCCTCACTCTGACTTGACCGATGACCAGATCGATGTGTTGCTTGTATACAACATGCACGATGTGAAGATGACGTTGAAGTTCTACAAAGAATGCTTGTCACAGATTACATTCCGTGAAGAGTTATCTACAAAGTATGGTCGCAACTTCCTCAACCACAACGATACGAAGATCGGCAAAGACTACTTCATCATGCGTCTTGAAGAAGACATGCCCGGTAGTTGCTATCGTGTTGGTAAGAAGGGTGAGCGTCATATCAATCAGACAAAGCGACCAGTGATTCACATCAAAGATTGTCTGTTCAACTACTACGACTTCAAGCGTCCTGAGTTTCAGCTTGTGCTTGCTTGGTTTGCTGCACAGTCTTTGACAGAAACAAAAGGTGCTTTGTCTGACATTGAAGAGAGCGACCTCGGTGACCTAGCGGCCTATGCTGAGATGGTGACGAAGCGTCAGAAGTGGTTCAACAAACCAAGCGATGATGTTGTTGCTGGCTTCAAAGCTTTGCATCCAATGGGTTGGGTGTCAGAGGAAGAGTTGAAGGCTAAGAAGAAGGGTGAGAAGCAGTACAGCTATTGGAAGAACTGGAGAGTTGCTACCAACTTGAACGTCACCATCAATGGCTTTCGTTTCGACTTCGGCACTGGTGGTATTCACGGATCTGTGTCTAACGTTATTGTTAACGCTGATGACAAACACATGATCATCGACGCAGACGTTGCATCTATGTATCCCAACATTGCCATTACCAACCGTGTCTATCCTGAGCACTTGTCTGAGAAGTTCTGTGACATCTACCAAGACGTGTACGAGCAGCGTAAGAGCTACCCCAAGGGCAGCGCTGAGAACGCCATGCTGAAGCTTGCATTGAACGGTGTGTACGGTGACAGCAACAACAAGTACAGCCCCTTCTATGACCCTCAATACACGATGACGATCACCATCAATGGTCAGTTGACGTTGTGTTTGTTGGCTGAGAAGCTGATGGAGATTGAAGGGCTGCAAGTGTTGCAGGTCAACACAGACGGTATCACTGTGAAAATGCCACGCAATAAACATGATGAATATATCAACGTTTGTGATGCTTGGCAGAGACAGGTTGGATTACAGTTAGAGTTTGCTACGTATACCAAGATGTGTATTAAAGATTGCAACAATTATATTGCTGTCTATGAATAACTATGTGGTATAACTACTGGTATGAAACCAATCATCCTACTCAAACAACGACCATTGATCTACTGTATATACAATACAGTTAATGGAAAAGTATACGTCGGAAAGACAAAGTGTATATGGAAGAGGTGCCATCAGTATTTGTCCGATGTGAGAAATGGAAACAACTCAGATCGAATGAACCCTCACTTGTACAACTCAATGATCAAGTATGGCGTTGATTCTTTTGAGATGTTCCCCCTTGAGTTTGTGGAAGAAGAACACATTTCAGAACGCGAATTATGGTGGATGCAACATCTTAATTCTTTGAATCAAAACAAAGGGTACAACCTGAGATCTGACTCATCTTCTGGAATGCATGTACACGACGAGACTAGAAAGAAGATTAGCCGCAGAGTCAAGAAAGAGTGGGAGGACGGTAAGCGGGACGGACACTCTGACAAACTTAAAGAGTCTTGGAAGAATCGAGATAGGGCTGAGCAAGGCAGAACCCTGTCAAAAACTTTGACTAAGTATTTGTATGTGATTACACACGAGGATGGACACATTGAAACTTATTCATACAGAGAACTTCAAGAGAATGGTTTGTCAAACGTGCTTGCTAAATTTCACAAAAAGAAAAGTAGCATTGAAAAGTTTAAGAACGTAACAATTGAAAGGGTCTTCATTCATGAAAGTAAAACGTAAGGGAGCCTATCAATACGAAGGGCTTGGCTGGCATCAAGATCAGGGTGGCTTGGTCATACCGATGGCGGCTGAAGCGGCTATGCTGCATGGCATTCCTCTCGACGTGTACATCAAAGGTCACAAGAACAAGTATGACTTCATGCTTAGGGTGAAGGTGCCCCGTAGCAGCAAGCTTGTGATGGTGATGCAGGACGGTACAGAAGTGCAACAACAAAACATGTGTAGGTTCTATGCTTGCAATGCAGGTGGTGCTCTTGTCAAAGTGATGCCACCTCTGAAGGAAGAAGCTGAGCCACGCCGCATAGGTGTTGGTGATGGCTACGGTATGTGGACCTGCAACGACATCAACGACTTCACATGGAAAGATGTTGATTACAAATACTACATTGACGCCGCTGAAAAGTTGGTGATACAATAGGTCTAGCGACCTGAAGAATATAGGAAGCTGACCCCTATTGAATTGGTCAGCATTTAAATCAAAGGAAACTCAAATGAGTGACAAGTTGAAACTGAAAGCCGATGTATATTGGGCTTCGTTGAATCGTAAGAACGAGATGGCTGATGCCTACACAGTTGACCTGTGTAACCTGTCCGATAAGGCAGTGGCTGCATTGGAAGAAATGGGTATCTCTGTGCAAGAGAACCTTGAGAAGAAGCCTGAGCAGGGCAAGTACATCACCTGCAAGAGCCAACGTCCCATCAAAGCCTTTGACACTGACAACGAAGAAATCGTTGAAGACATTGGTAACGGCAGCAAAGCAATCTGTATGATTGGTAGCTACGCTTGGACATACAAAAACAAGAAAGGCGTTAGCCCTTCGCTGGCTAAGTTGGTCATCACCGACTTGGTTGAGTACGCAGCTGGTGGCAACATCTCTGCTGATGATGAAGACGTTCTGTAATACTTAAAGGAAATACTATGCAAATCAAATTGGACCTCCACCTCGACACCGTTAACGCTTGCCTGACTGCATTGGGTAAGCTGCCTTACGAGTTTGCTGCACAACACATCAATGTCATTCAGCAACAAGCTGCCCCACAGTTTGAAGCTGCACAGGCTGCTGCTAAAGCTGAGCAGGCTGAGCAACCAGCAGCAGGCTTGAGCGACTGATGATTGCGCTTCTGGACTCGGACATTTATTGTTACCGAGCCGCAGCAGCATGTGAGAACGAAGATGAGATGCAGGCTATCAGATCGGTAGACTCTCTCATCATCAACACTCTCATGTGTGGTGTAGATAAGTGTGGCTACGTTGATGAGTGGAAGCTCTTCCTTACTGGTAAGGGCAACTTCAGAAACAACATAGCCGTCACAGCCCCCTACAAAGGTAACAGAGCAGACAAAGTAAAGCCTAAACATCTGGCTGCACTGCGTCAACATCTGATGCAAGAGTGGAAAGCTGACATGTCTGAAGGTCAAGAAGCCGATGACTCCATTGCCATTGAAGCTACAAAGCTTGGTGATAATGGGGTCATTGTTTCGTTGGACAAAGACTTAGACCAAGTGGCAGGGTGGCATTACAACTTCGTCAAGAAGGAAGCCTACTACATCTCTGAAGCTGAAGGGTTGCTCAGGTTGTATATGCAAATCTTGACAGGAGACACTGCTGATAACATCATAGGTCTTCGTAACATTGGCAATGTTAGAGCCAAGAAAATGTTAGAAGGAGCAGAGGATGAGACAGAGATGTTTCAGCGCTGTGTTGAAGCCTATGATGGCAACGAAGATAGGGTTGTTGAGAACGCCCATCTACTTTTCTTACGTAGACATGAAGGACAAACATGGACTCCCCCCTCAAACCGAACGATGTAGCTGTAGTGCTACGACCCATCATTGAAGATGGTGTTGAATGGGACGGTGCGTTCCAGATGTTGGTGAATGTTGCTGGACCTGTGACGCTTGGTGAAGAACCAATGCGTAGCCTGATGACTGTGGCAAGCTACCTTGCTGCTGCTGTTCCGTTGATGGAAGAGAGCGCACGGTTTACTGAGTTGTTGCGTGACAAGGCTGACACAATGATTGGTGATGTTGTCATCGGTGACAGCATGACTCCGTTGCTTAGACATAACACTAAGTGTGAGGGAGGTGTGCAATGAGAGAGTGTGCTACCTGTATTTATCGTCACGTAGATGGCAACTCTGAGCCTTGCATCAGTTGTGACAGTAACGCTAGTCATTGGGTTGCTATGCCAAACTACAACCCAGAAGATGTGGCGTTTACTAAGACCACTGCTGGTGTCAAGTACGACAACGGCAAACCGCAATGGTCTTTGCTGCCCTTCAGAGCACTGACACAGGTCGTTGAAGTGTTGACCTACGGTGCGAAGAAGTATGCTCCCGACAACTGGAAGAAGGTGCCTGATGCTCGTCGTCGTTACATCGACGCAGGCTTTCGTCACTTCACTGCCTATACCAGTGGTGAAACACACGATCCAGAAACTGGTAAGCATCATCTGGCTCACGCTATTTGCTGCCTACTCTACCTTGTAGCCTTTGACTTAGGAGAACATAATGACAAAAGTAACAGTGACGTTTGAAGCTGAGATTGATGTTGATGACTTGGGTGCTGAGTATACCAACGAAGACTACCTCATCGACACTGTCAAGGAACATATCATCTATGCCATGAGTAGGCTTGATGCAGAGATAACATTCAACAAGGTTGATGTGGAAGGACTAGAATGAAACTAACAATCACTGATGCTGAGAACGGCTTTGTTGTAGCGGTGGAAGACACACCCGATAGCATCTACTACTTCGTTGCGCTAGACGTTGACGATGTGTGTGGTATTGTGCAGAACATCTTAGTTGAACCACGAGATGTGTTGGACATGACCAACGTTGCCTTTGAAGCTGTACCAAGTGACAGATAAGAAACGCAATGGTGGTGAATGGACAGAGGCGCGATTCAAATCTTTCGTGACCTCTGCCCTACGTGCTGCATCACGACGATGGCCTCCGAAATACAAAGCTTTGAAGGAAGCTTTC